TCTTATATCGGCCCGACTGTAAAACTGTTCAGCCCGAAACCGCATCAGGTTCGCAAGAAGGAACGCTCCCTGGAACAGTAACAGGCTCAGTATCAATATCTTTTTCACTTGCCACCCATAAAAGTCCGCAAATAACCCAAAAGACCATTCCGCCAGCTACCGCATGGAGGGGAAAGTGAAACGTCGCCGTTACGAGAATTCCGACTAGACTTAACGCAAGGGCCTTGCCGGCGCGTCCCGTTTCGTTCCATTTCCTGCCAATCAACACGATCCACAAGAACCAAAGAAGGCCACCAATGCCAAGCGGCCCTGTCTCGGTCCATATCTGGAGAAAATCGTTATGTGGTGAGTTTATGGCGGTGTCCACCCTCTGCCCGGCGCGGTTAACGTGATCTAGTCCTCCCATCACTTGATCCCCAAGAATCGCATACTGCGGATAGACCACGACGAAATTACCGCGCCCCACGCCGAATACCGGATGATCGGCCACCATGTGCGCACTGTTCCGCCACCAATCCAACCTGTATTGTGTCGCCAGGTTCGCTCCTGGGGCCACCTTCAATATGAACAAAGACAGCCCGATTGCCGGAATCATAGCCAAGGACTTTCCGAACATCGGCGCGTGTTTCCAGATCAATACGCAACCAAGAGCCACGATAGCCAAAAGGGCCGCATGGGAGTTGCTCATCCAGATTGCAAGGAGAATGATCGAAGCAGGGGCCAATCCCCAAGGTGCCAAAAGTCCCGCGATAGGGACAAAGGGCACGAGGAGAATCCCCACCAAGACTGAGTTGCCGATTGTCCCTTGGGATCCAGGAAGGAGGAGAAAGGCCAGGGCCACTATGGTCCCGATCCCGGCCATCATCCATAGAACGCGGTCCATGGATTCCCCTTTTACGAGGTTGACGGTAATCCAGAACAGAGAGATTCCCATCAAGTCCGTAGCCATGGTCAGACCGAACTCATAATAATTTAGGGCATTGATCCCTGACAGGGCAGACCCAAGGAAGAACAGAGAGAGAGGAAGGATAGCCGGTAATTTTACGTCCTCATTGCGCTGGAGAATATAGACAAGCCCCCCGGTTGCGAGGATTCCCAGGTAAAGGAACTTCGGGAGTTCATACCCGTCCACTATCGGCGTGTAGAACACAAGCAGGCTACCAACACATAAAAGCGGGAAAATCATTGTCGCCATCTGGCCCTTAACCGCCGGGTATTCCTGGCCGTGATAGTTAATTTTTACCCCCCAGAAGGTCATGGTTAGGTGGCGGGTTGTAGAGACTTTGCAGCGCCTTAAACAACCGTTCTTCTTTGGTTGGTTCTAGCCCCAAATTGATGCACTCGTACCAGGTGTTTGTTCCTACCTGTTCATAGGTGCGTTTAAGAAGGATGCAATCATTTTGGCTCAACGGCACTGCTAAAAACGTCTCTTTCCCTTCCTTCATAAAGAACAGGAACCACGCTATCAGCACTATCTTTAATGTTTTCGATCTCATCCCGGTTCACTCGACTGAGCCTTTCTCCCGCTTGTTCGTGCGCGGGCATGGGAGGTTACTAATTGCTCACCCCATTGACGCGCCAGCATCTTCCATTGGGGTAAACGCCGATCATTGATGCCGTAACCCTCACAGGCGATCTCCAGGGCCTTGAATAAGATGGCCTCCCAGGCATCGGAGGTAAAGACATTGCTGTCACTGGGTGACGCAAGATCAGTGAGGAGCCCATAGTAATTCCGGTTGATAGTGACAACTTGATCGGGAGTCTTCCCCAGGCGGAGATTGGCTCCCCATGCCGTATAGTAGGTTGGGAGGGCTTCCTTGGAGGTATCCGGGAAGAGGTTGTTGAATACCTCTTTCTCCCGGTAGATCAAGAAGACGGTGGAGCTATTTGTGGGATGGGTGTACCAGAGAGTGTGAGGCCTCAACCACCCGGTGGGAAGGGAATAGTCATAGGTACTCGCTGCAGTGACGAAGGTATCGGTTACTTCGCCGTACCTCAGGTCATACTGGCGCAGGTAGAAGCGGATAGCGGCATTGATACAATCGGTTCGGATCGCATCAGGCAGCCGGGTGGTATTGACATTACCCAGCCAGTTGCCCATTGCCGTCTGCAAGAGTGTGAGTGTTGTATTGGCCACATTATTTTCTGATTAGGCCTTCTTGCGGGCCTTTGCTCTCTTGAAGTACTGGACTCGCTTCTCGTCCTTATGCATCACTTCGGCCTTGGAGCTCCTGACCGGACCCAGGGCCCGGCCAGGCTTGCTCCGAGAATATAGTCGATAGCCCTTGCCCTCCTTGCGGACCACAACTAGCTGCTGCAACCCGCTGGCGTATCAGTGCTTTGCGCCCAAGAAGTATCCGAACCATCGAGGTCGATGGTCAGATAGGTCATCGTTCCGCCGTTGTTATAGGAAAAGATGACTGAATCATTGCAAGTGCCAAGAGCTATTTCGGCATCCGAACTCAGATCCCCGGTAGCCGGCAAGCTGGTATTCTCAACGAGATGCAAATCCCCCTTGTCGGTGATCTCGGCCACATCGGTCCCGCCGAATGTCTCAAAGGTTAGGTTCCCGGCTAACTGCACCTTGGGGTCGAAGGTAACGAAGTGCAAGGCCCCGCGAACCTCATGGAGGCTGGTCTGCGCGATCAGCAAGCCGCCGGTCAGCAACCCGGCAAGGACCGCCACCGATAACGTAACGATTGCAAACTCTCTCAATTTTTTCATCCTCAATTCTCCTTATTCTGATTCATTGAAACAGACAGACCGTTAGACCTTACTTCGCCCGTTTGCGGCCAAAGGCATGGTCAACATCATGGATATGCCCCCGCTTGGGATAGTTAAATCCCTTAGCGGCTGGAGACTTATCCCCGCCACCTTGACCTTTACTCGCCCGGTTGTGCTGTGTGCCCTTATACATTGAGACATCGGCCCGGCTGGCTCTCGTTCCTTTTAATCCGTACATTGGTTTCTCCTTAATCTCGCGGGTGGATAAAGACGAGCCACCCGTCATTTGCTTTGAGTTTTGCGATCACCTTCGGATCGGTGGTCTTGAACAGACCGTTTTCGAATTTGATCTCTTTACCGATCCTGAGTTCCTTGTATCGGTTACAGACAACGGCGAAGTCGACTACCGACTCAGCCGCCTCAACCCGCTCTTCGCTCTCGTCAACTACCTTCTTCTTGAATGGCATCGTTATCCTCCGTACCCGATACACAAACAGGTGATGATCGTTGTACTTAGATCACCGGCATCGATACTCCCCATGGCCCCGGCACTGTCGGCTTCCTCGTATGCACGTAGAAGCGCATTCGCCCGATCCCACCACACCCCGTATCCCCCCGGTGTTCCACCAGCTGGGATTACGGCCAGGAGAGTTCCATTGGTAGGAAGTCCCACATTTGCCGCCGTAACGGTCCAGGTCGGCCCTGCCGTGTCGAACGTGATGTCGTACACGGTCATCATCAGCCCCCCTCGGAGCGGGGGCATCCCGGCACGTTTTGTGAAGGTTAAAGCCATCTACTTCTCCTTTCATCCCTGGAAGGATGGGCAGGGCCCATCCAACCAGGAGGTTACGTTACCTGCGCCGATTAACCACCAGCGTTAGGTCGAAGAACTATTAGGGCACGAGGGTGGACATATTCTTGGCCACACCGTGGACGGTCTCGTGCTCAAGCTCAAGCCCGATCTCGGTCAGCCACTCGTCTGTCACGCGGTCATCCCCAGGACTCTGGACGTTGTCCCTGTAGTGCGTGTCCCGGTTCTCGCCGTTGCCGATCAACGGCCTGTCGACGAGGTACTTCTGGTCGATTAACAGACCCCAATCCTTGAACGTCGCGCTCTTTGAGAACAGTGCGTGTTGGCGGATCATCAGGGTGCCGTACGGGGTGATGTAGGTCTGCATCTGCATCCCGTAGCTCTCCGACCTCGGTGTCAACTCGATCTGACCGTGAATGCGCCCGATCTTGTTAAGCACCGTGATGGCCGTGTTCCCGGCCAGGAAGAGCTTCTCGTTGGATCCGTTCTCGAAGCAGTCCTCGAGGAAAGTTTCCCAGGTATCGATATCGACTGCGTCGGCGAAGTCGGTCACGTTGGTAGTGACCAGCTCGATGAATCCCTTGGTTGTCCTCTGCGGTTGCGCTCCCGAGGTGTCCTCCACGCCGGTGCCGAAAATATAGGCCATCTCTCTTTCAATGGCATGAAGTTCCAGCGCCTCACGTTGTCTTTCCAGGTAGTCGTTCCCGGTACGGATGTGTGTCGCCTTCTGCGTCCCGGTCACATCGAGTGATGTTCTGAATATTTGCGTGTAGTTCGTGGTGGTTGACGGGTCGTATGTGATCGAGGTCGGCACACTGGCACCTTCGAGGTGGCTCGATCCAACGATTCTGACTACGTCGGCATCGTTCATCGTTGCCGCCGTGGATCCCTTGCCGCGTGATACCGTCAAGGTGTCAAAACTCCCAGAGGGATCTGCGGTAACCCACATTACCTCGAGGGTGCGCTCGTTCAAAATGCTGTGGCCTTTGCGAAACACCTTTCCCGGGTTGGACCCGCTCAGTGTCAGTGAGGTTACAGCTGCACTATGGGAACCGCTGATGCTTGCGGTCTGGGTCGGTAGACCCTTGGTAAAAATTGTGAACTGCGGATCGTCGGTTGCTTCGACCTTCAATTTGGACAGCAAGGCCGTGATGGAAACCGGCGAGTTCGGAAACAGTAAAAGAATAAGCTCACGGTAGTTTTTCGGCCTCTCATCAGATGAGAAGTCCCCTGATCCTCTTAGTCCTAAAACTGGCATTGGTTATCTCCTTGTCTAGAATAACGGGAGCCGTGACGATGCAAGTTGATCGAGGTGCGATGCCTCCTCGGATTGAAAACTTCCCGGTCTCGAGGTTGGCCCTTCGCCTTGGACAGTCGGGGACGCGGGTATCTTTCCCCGGTTCGGCTCCTGACCCGCCTTGATTGCTTCAGCGTTATAGGCAAACCACTGCTTGGATAAGAAAGCCTGCGCCTTCTCGCCAACCACCTGCTCGGGGCTCGGATTGAGATCGAATAGATACTCGAAGAATCCCTCGCGGGTGCCCGCGTCACTGAGTAGCCCGTAGACCTCGTCGCTCGCCGCCAGTTTGTCGAGTTCCTTGCCGATCTCTTGCTCGATCTGGCTCTTTACTTCCTTCTGGCGAACGCTCTTGGTGGACTGCTGGAGTTCTACAATGGCCTGACGCGCATCCTCGATACGCCCATCCTGGTAGAGGATTCGGGTGTATAAAGTCTTGAGCGTTTCCGGGTACAGCTCCACAAGGTCACCCTCCAGCTCCCCGCTATCAACGTCGCGCTTCAGTGCGTGGGCCACCAGTGCGGCGTACTGCTGCTTGACAATGGCCCAGACCTGTTCGGCGCTGGGCTGCCGGGCAGCCGGAGCCGGGGTGCTCTTCAGTGTGTCCAGCTCTTTGAGATTCTCGAGGTACTTTCCCTGGAGGTGCTGGTGCTGGTCGTAGGTGGTAACCAGCTTGGGCAGCATCCCCTGCTCCTGGAGTTGCTCTAGCGTGTACTCCTGGCCGTTGACTCTGTAGAACTCGGTGACAGGTTTCGAGGGTGTGGTTGTGGTGACTTCGGTGCCGGGCTCGGTGGGCTGTCCCGGTATGGACTCGGGTGCGTGGGTACGCCTCGAGGTCGGCCTGGTGGAAACCGGGGCCTTCTCGACGGGCTCCTTCGCAGGGGCCGGTGTCGTTTTCTTCGCCGGGAGTCTGGTGCCAGCGGCTAGTCGTTCAACGAGTGCGTTTTTATCCTTTGCTTCTGCCATAAACGAATACCTCTCCCGTAATTGCTTCCGCTATGCAGATCGGCAACCGTGGGTTTTTCTACCGTGGCTCCCAGCCTCCGAACTAGGTCGGCCTTGCGCTCAAAGTTCAAGATTGCCCGTGTAGGTTCTTGAAAACTTCGCGGAGTGCGCGGTACTTGAGATTGTAAAGAAGGGCGTTATGGGAGGGAAGGAAAAGATCAGGAATGAACTACGCGGGATTACTCTCGGCTACTTTTTCCTCACTGTTCAGCCACTCATCGATCTCTGTTTGATGCCACCGTCGACAATTCCAACGCTTCATACCGTGCGGGAACTCTCTCTTGCGGATGAACTTGTAGATGGTCTTCGGGTGAACTTGCAGATACGCCGCCACTTGATCGATGGTGAGTAAATGATTTTTCATTGCTACCTCTTGTTGAGTTCCTGAAGGGATTTGCGTTCGCTCTCGTATTCTCTAATCACCTGAAGGGGACCGTCCGCCTCGCCGATTATCTCCCTGATCTGGCCCATGAGATAGACCGCCAGGGTCGGCTCACCGCCCTGGTACGATCTCACCAATCTACCGACCCGCTCCAGCGCCTTCTCCCTCTTGTCGGTCCATTCCTCGGACTTGATCAGCTCCAGGGCCCGTTTGTAAGTGGTCTCAAGGAGCTTGAGTTTTGTCTTCTTCGCCTCTATTGATCGAGTTACTGGATCTTCAGCCATTTTTGATGTGTTGTTGGGCGATTTCGTTGGCAAGGATGCGAGGCCCGTATCGTTTAACGAAGGCTGTCCGTAAAACAACTTCATTGAGATTCATTGTTTCATCTACGAGCAAATCCTTTATCAGACTATCGCCCCGTTTCATTCGAGCCACCCATCGGCTCCACAGCGGGTAGGTGGTTTTTTTTGCGTTCGCAACCCTAGCTGCGATGTCTGAAGGTTTAGCAGACCGGAAAATCTCCCCAAGCCACTTCTGATTTCCGCCCGGTAATATCTCCTTTAACCCGATCCTAAGTGATCGGAGCCACTCTTCGCGTTCCCTCTTTTTTCTGAGTTCAACTTCTGGTCCCGTGAGAACCGCTATTACTCTACACTTCTGTCCACATAGGGGGCACCGAAAAATCTTCGGTTTGGGATACTCTTGCCCTGTATACCACTTAACTTGCACCTTTACGTCTTCATTCCGACAGCCAACATTCTGGCACTCCCCCAAGATCAATCCCTGCGCGGACCCAACATCATTCCATCGATCAATGGCTTGACGTATGGATCTCTCAAACTCAGTCATGCCGCCTCGGTGGCCGGGATGAGATCCCCGGCTTGTTGCTGCTTGGCCACTTCCTCATCTGGTAGCACGGTCACCGGCGGCGCCTGGGGCATCCGTTGGATCTGACTTGGATCCTTGTAGAACGATTCGATGTTTCTCACCCCCGTGGACTCCACTCCTTCCTTGAACAGCTCGTGGATGTCGAGCATCTTTCCATCAGCTCGAGGTTGGAGGAGCATCGGGTTCTGGGCCAGGGAGGCCCCGATCCGGTCCCAGACCTCTGGCAGGTCCTGGGCATCGGGCGGCATGACCGCTGACCGGCCAAGGTAGTCGAAGTTCCCGCTCAGATCGTCTGGCTTGACCAGCATGGACAGCTCCCCCACCTCTCGGGCCAGATCGCCGCTGATTCTCACATACTGCTCCATCTCGGTGAATTGCTGGCGGTTGGAGACCATCTGCCGGGCCAGGGGATTGAACGCCATAATATCGAACATGACCGCGTGAAGAACCATCCTCTTCCCAGAACCGGCCTGAATGAGCTTGTTCTCCCCGAGGGTGCGTCTTTCCGCCGTCTGCCTACCCTGACCCGCCTCGGTGACCGCGGTCATCCTCATGGCCATATCCATGAGAACCTGATTGTCTTGCAGCATGGGCCGGGTAACGTCGGAGAGGTTCATCTGATGCATCATTTGATCGATACCCAACCGGCCCTCCATCAGCATCTGCTCGCCCAGCTGGGAGAGGCGGAAGTGCCCACCGGCATCCCGGTCAAACAGGTCCGCCTCCTCCACAAAGCTCGGCCCGTAGGCCATGGAGTTGTTCAAGTGACGCATTACATTCTGAATGTGGGAGTTGAAAATCCAGTTCATAAACCGCTGGATGCCGTCGAGATTCTCGATCAGTCCTGGGTTCTCCCCAACGTGCGGATCGGGGTGCGCCTCGGCCTCCGCGTAGGTGAACTTCTCGTGCTCGTAGTCGGTGCGATGCGCCCTGATGATCACCTGATCGTCGACCCAGCTGAACCACCAGATTTCTGGCAAGGTGCCGGGGCCCAACTTCCACTCCTTGGGGATCAGTTTCACCTGTAGGTGGTCGATGGCATGAAAACCGTGATCCAGCTCGTCCACGCTGCCGGTCATGCGGAAACGCGAGAGGTCGAACTTGTTGATCGTTCTGCCGAAGCTACCGCGACCCCTGGATGTCTGCCGGGCTCCACCCGAGGCGACCTTGCTCATATGCTCTACGTTGAAGTACACGCCGCCGTTTTTCTTGTCGCGCTCCTTGATCCACATAGTGCCCCGGTAGACCCGGTGGCCACTGAATTCCCCCTTCTGAAGATCGGAGATCGATACACGGGGATCCCGCCATCTCAGAAACGGATCCACGGTATGAACCATGCTGTACTCACGGAGCGTGTCCCAGCTCCTCCTCTGGGTGGGCATCTTCATGGCATCCAAGATGGCCTGGAACTTAGACGGGGCCCTCCAGTGCTTCCAGCCCATCTCCTTCTCGAACGTGCAATAAAAAGTTCCCTGGCCGTACCGGACAGAGTCCCCGATCCCGCTAAACACCTGGAGCGGGAACGCCGTCTGCTCCTGATCGTATCCCAGGACCGCTTGCATGACCTTTGCCGGTTTAACATCCTCGGCACCAATGCCCATTATTTTCAAGATGGGATTCTGCCTCATAAAGATACCCATCAGCTCTGTCTTGTGAACCTGCTCGATGGCGTAGGAAAGCGGGACAACGATTGACCGCTCCCAAGGCATTTCCTTCTTGTTGGGATCCACGGACTTGTCCCCTCGCTTCGCCTGCCGGCCTAGATCGATATACATCCTCAAATGTTCATCGACCCGGTTCCAATCGTCCGCCCGGTTGGTAACGACCCGCTCGGCTAACTGCCTTCGGGCAATGAGCCTTGATAGGACTTCTTGGTGCAGGCTACTCCCCGCCGCGAGTTGTACCTCGATACTTTGCGGGATCTCGGTAATGCGACCACGGCCCCCCTGCGGATTACTTGCACTCGTTAGAGCTTGGGCCATTGTTCACCTACCTTGATTTGAAAACGAGGGTTAGAGTGCGCTCCGCTACCTGGGCAACCGGAGTGCCAGTATCCCCGCTCCTGAACTTGACGAACCGGAGTGCCTTCAACACGGCCTTGTGCGCTGCGGTCAACCCGATCATCCTGGAGGCTGCGACGGTAAGGGCCAACTCGGTGCCGCCGCTATCGTAAACATCGTAGAAGGTTCCGCCCGTCACGTTGGACGATAGGAAGGTCAGATCCGCCGCTGTCCATCCTGCCGGGAACATGATCGCCTCAACCTCAATCCCGCTCAAATCTACTTCGTCAGATTGCCCGTCAGAATCGGTTGGAATCGTGATAGGTTTGGTCCCTTTAATCGCTGATAGTTGCATAATAATCCCCCTTTAGACTAAGACCCTGCTTCGCCAAAAAGATCGTCAATTATGTCCAGCTCCGTGCGTTTCCCGCTGCGCTGGCGTTTCTTTTTTTCCTCGGTGCCCTCTCTTTTTAGCTGCATCAATTCCTGGGTACAGACACTACAGAAAGACGGAAGGGTTCCATCTGACCTTAAAAAGACCGGCCTGCCGCATCCTCTCACGCACTGGCGGAATGTCGGCTTCTCCCCAACCGCCTTACCGAACTGGCGTTCAAACTCGGCCTGGAGTTTCTTTAGACCAAAGCGGATTTCGCAACTCGAACACACGTAGGCGTTCCCGGAAGGATTCAACCGGCGTAGCTTCGCGTGATCGGATCCCTTGCCGCAGGATACGCAGGCGCAGTCTTTTAGGTCGTTAAGGGTGAAAGACATTATTTCGAGGGTTTAGGCTTTGAATGGTGCCACACTTTCCCCCATCCCCTGCCCCTAATCTCCCTGTTCACACTGACAGTTCTCCCGTTCTCACAAACGTAAATATCAACCAAGAATCTTCCGAAGTTGTCGCGCTTACGCTGGCCGGAAAACCGCACCTCGACGTCCCGTCCTTCGATCCGATCTCGGAGCCAGACTTTCTCGGTCTCAAAATCCTCTTCTCCCCGCTCTGGAGTATCTACCCCAAGCAAGCGAAATCCAGAAATCTCTTGAAAGTGCTTCGACGAGCTGACTACCGCCACAGTCCGGGCTTCGAACGTATCCCCGTCTACTACCCGCTGGACCCGCAGATCGCAATCAGCACCAGCCTTTAGGGGGCCGAACAGACCAGCCAGGATAGCAACTAAAAAAACCACGACAGCTTCGGTATTGTTCATCTACACTCCATTGCCATGATCCTACGTCCGAGCCACTCCGCTACCCGTGGCACTACGTTGCCTAATCCCTTAATCACTCTGGCTCCCTCATTTCCGAGTCAGCCCCACTCCCGTCCCCAAACCGGAGGAATTGAGAGCCACCGCGGTTTTTCTTGCCTCCGGCGTGATACAGAACCGACAGATCGAAATTTCTTTCCGCACCCACACGGGCCACGGCCAGTTCTTTTTACACCGGGGGCAAACCCGCCAACCCAAAGGCAAAGTCCCCACCACTACATCACCAGCCTTCCCGGCTTCTCCAACGCAATCACCGTCCCGCAATACTCGATGGTCCCGCACACCCGGCACTCTTTTCTCAGCTTCACATAATCGGAGTTAATCAGCATCACGTTTGAGTGCATCGTCCAGTTAGAAACCGTGCAATGACACTTCTCAAGGCCCTTTGTGACGAACGGCACCCCCAACTGCAGGCCTTCTTGTCTAAGATGGAACTTTTGGGCCACGCCTTTCCTTTCTCTTTGCCGCCTTCGCTTTGCGGTCCTCGAACTTGGCCTTCTCTGCCAGCGAATCCATGGTCTGCTCCTGGCTTTCGTGCGGTTGCCAGTATTTCCGCATCAAAGAATCCATCCTGGGGTTCAGGAGTCCACCGTCGCCGCCGCCTCGTGGGGTTTCTGCCAGGGCTGGAACTGTTGGACGTTGTGCCATTACAAACCCTGACCAGCCCGCTCTCTGCGTCTAGCTCTACGCCGCGCCTTCCATTCGGGATCTTGTACGTTCTTATGATACCCGGCCAATGACCGAATTCGAGCGCAGGAGCGGCACACTCGCTTCCCGCTTTTCGTGATATGTAAATTATCGCCAGCCAAAATGTGTCCCTGAATGCAATGGGTTCGCCTTGCGTTTACTGCCGCAGGGCCATTTGATCGCAAGAAGTTCTCATAACTGGTCACCAGTTCCATGTGTTGTGGATTCACGCACACTGTCACCCGGCACAAATGGTCTGGTTCGTATCCATCAGGGATTGGACCACGGTGAGCTTCATAGCTAAATCGATGAGCAAGGATATTTGTGCCTCTGTATTTACCCTTGCCGTAATTAGATCGCCTTTGACCGACTGGCCCAAGCCAAATCCAACAACCAGAATTAGGTTCTGGAATGCTGAACGCCTCAACATACTCTTGTGGCGTATATTTTAAAGCCCCTGATATCCCCATACTGCTCTGAGAGGCTCCCGCTTGCTGCGATTGGCGGCATAGAGTGCCTTTGAATCTAACATCCAGCACAACACCGATTGAAGTGCCCGTCCCGCTGCCTCGGTTTCCTGTTCCATTATCTCCCGGACGTCCTCCAGGTGGAAGCGGTTCTGAGCAATCAATCCCTCCACCTTCTGACGGCCCAGCTCCTCGAACGCGTACGCCGGGGCCTCGTACGTCACGAGCGGGATCTCGCCGGTCCCGTAGTTAAGCTTGGGCATTCGCCAGATGAGCTCCCGCCCCTGAGTCTTCTCCGTTATGATGTGACTGTATTTCAGATCCATCCTGTACTGGATGAGTGCGTTCTCGATGGTCGGCCAATCGCCAATCGTGCCGCCCACTGCGGTGAAGTCTTGGAACCCGGATGGACGCAGCTGCTCTGCGATCACGACGAGTCCACCGTTGGATTTGTCGAACTGGGGAAGCGCAAGGCCGCAGCATACGCGGATGAATTGCTTCTGCTCATCGCCCACATCGCCGAACCAGTACGCATCCGTACCCGGCAGATTCTTTTTGTAGCCGAGGATCATGGTAGTTGACGAAGCACCCTCTCCAGGTCACGCCGGGATAGTTTACTGATTTCCTGACCCTTGGCAAGAAAAACATACGGAACGATAAACGGCAAACCGTCAAGGACTGCGTTCACCGCAATCTCAGCGGCGTAGAGATCGGTACCCGCCTCGTGGTGCAGCACGAGCACATCGCCGGGCTTGAAGTGGAGCTTCTCAACGACCTTGATCATGGCGGTCCTTGGTCGCGCCATAGAAAGTCGTAGGGTTCCTTGTTCTTAATCGGAAACCGCTCGATGTAAGCTTGGCAGCTAGTAATCCCGTCGTACTCGCTGACCATGCCGCCGTCACCTTCACCCCACAGGCCGTCCATGATCTCCTTGTTGCTCAACGGCGTGTTCCACGGGGTCCACTCGCCGCCTTCGTTCTCGGTGTAGAGGATGAACATCTACTTACCTTTGCTGCCAACGTGAACGCCATCTTTGCAATACCCGCACACTTTAAAGCGTTTCACCCCCAAGAATCGAATAACGATGGAACACTTGGGTTTACATTTCTGGCAAGCGCAATCTACTTCTCGCATTACATCGTCCACCTGGCTCTGCGGAATCCACACCAGCTCGCCATCGATGTCGCACCTGATCGCCTCCGCAGTCTCACCAACCGCCTTTACCATGTCGTTGTAACATTCTGGACAGTCATCGGGAGGGTAGTTGGCTTTGACCAGATGACCGCATTCTGGGCAACGATACAGTATCCTCTCGTCGTAGTCCCGCTTTTCATCCGGTTCTCTCCCGTAGATCACCCGCGCCAGGTGCTTGATCTCATCGTTAGGATTTAGCTTGCTCATCTCAAGCTCGGATACAACCTGCTCAACCCTGAGTGACCCGCCAGGTAGATCGCCAATGCCATCGAGATCACCCGGTCATCGTGGCATCCCTCCTGGGCCTCCATCTTGCCGTTCTCCATCACGCCGTACGTCATCAGCTCGCTGATCGTGTCGCGGTCCACCAACCCGCCGCCATCGTCCAGGTAGTTGGCCAGGCCATCGATGAGCACCCGCTTGGTTCCCGGTGTCGAGTTCCACCCGATCCGCGAGATCGGTCTCTTCGTTCTCGATGCGATCTGCTTGGTGTAGTGTAGCCTCGGGTAGCCACTGTCACGCAGCATGGTCGCAGTGGTCAGCCCGTGCGCCGACGGCTCGGTCTCGATCCCGATCATCGCCCGGTTGTAGCTGTAGCCCAGCTTGGCCAGCTCGTCAGCGAACTTGGACGGCTCCAGGTGGCCGTGGAACGTCGCCGCGATGCTGAGATCCTCGGCATTAAGCACATGAGCGGAGCTGTAATCGCCGCCCTCCAGGCCAGCTGCAGCGTCCGCCCCTATCACGTACCGGCCTGAGGCCTTGGGTGGCTCCCACATACGCACCCAGCCTTCCGCGTTCTCCTCCAGGCGGACATGGAGCAGGTTACCTATGGTTGGGGTCATCCATCCCCTGAAACGTGGCTCCTCGGTCAATTCCAGAAGCCTGTCCAGGGCATCGATATTGAACCTCGGCACCCCGACGAACACCGCGATCCGCTCCCCGCGTAGGAACCGCTGTATGAGGGCGCGTTTGCCCTCCCAGGCCTTCTCCAGGGTCGAGTAGTAGTCAGCCCTCAGGTTGATCGCGTTATCGCTCACAGGGAACATCCAGTGCGCCCAGTTGAGGGATCTGAGATACTCAGGTGACTTGTCGATGATACGCTTCGATGCCCAGTGCGTGAGCGGCGGTGAGTTGCAGGTCATGGACAGCTCTCCACCGCCCAGTGCGTCGGCGCGTTTGCGGTCACGGGTCAGCCTTGCAATGGCCATATCGAACACGCCCTCGCTGATACCAGGCGAGACCATCTTCTCGCCCGGCAGGTACGCGGGAGCGATCTCTTCCAGGCCGATGAAGTCATACTCGCGGGAGAGGAACATGGACGCGTCCTGTTCGGTCTGGCCGTGCCTGAACGACAGGGTGTGATACCTGCCGCCCATCCACAGCTGGAAGTCCACCGGCTCCGACTTGGACTTGAAACCGGCACCGCCTTCCGGGAACCAGGAGAGGAACGTCTTGAGAGTACTGTCGGCGAGGTTGCGATACGTATCACGAACGATGAGGCCCTCGAGCGAGAGATCGACCTCTGCCGCTACTTGCGCGAGGTAAGCGAACCGCAAGCACAACCACGTTGTCTTCGCGGTGCCCAGCGGTCCCCAGGCGAGCTTCACCGTGGCCGTGGACCGATGCGCCTCGAGTGCCACCGGGCCAGGGATGTAGTTAATCCTCCTTGTGTTCGATGATTCGCTTTGCGCGACGTTCTGCATTCGCCTCCACCATGGTGTAGATGACTGCGTGTCGAGCGTTCACATCGATCTCTTGCCGTGCGTCAGGTGAGATCTTGCGTACCGCGTCGATCAGCACCGCGTCCGCCTTATCCTCCAGGGCGCGGGTCACGTAGCGTTCTGCGATCTTAGCGGCGTAGCTATGGAGCTTCGCTTCCATGGTGAGCTTCGCCCTCTCCAGGCCAACGACCTCGGCCCTCCTCGCTTTCACCTCTTCCTTGGTTGGTGCCCCGGCTCCCGGACGAGCACCGCCGGGTGCTAGCTTGTTGCCCTTCTTGAACTTACCCATCAGACGTTGATACCCCGTTGAATCCCCCTGGTAATGGTCCGAGTCCAATGATCACCGCTTTCTCCCCTTCCTCCAAACTGCTCCCTGCGTACTCTCCGGGTTATACTCACTCCGCTCGATGTGCAGCCGGTGGTAGCCAAGTTCCAGGCACAATTCAATCGCCTCATCCCCGGAGTTGCATACTGTCGTATAATACCCGCGATTTTCCAATTTAAGCAACCATCGCCTTTGTTCCGGGGTAGCTTTGCCCGTGGCACTCTTCATTTCGATTACCGTGCCTTTGAACTGCGGCCTGGCCGGCGGGGTATCGAATATGATGTAGTCGGGGAATCCCGGTTGCAGGCCCATGTTCTTTAACTGGCACATCCGGTTCAGGTTCCCCTCGTTTGGAACGTGAATGTAAACAACATGGTGCATATTCAGCCACCCGGCCAGGGCCACACACTCATCGACTTCGGTTGGGGTTAGGCGTCTGAGGTTGCGGCTCAAGCCTTGGCCTCCAGGTTGTCCTTGCTCGCTTCTAGCCATTGCTCATCAGTCCAGGTGTGGCGGGGATTGTAACAGGCGACGAGATTGAATCGTGGGTCGTCTAGCTCCTTCTCGCTCCAACCGTGTTCCAGAAAATGTTCACGCACAGCACACCCGAAATGTTCTCTATAAAACTCCGCTTTCTCCTTGGCTGCGTGGAGTTTGTAGATGATAGTGACAAAACAAATGACTATCGCTTTTGTTGGTGCTTTACCCTCAAAGCGTTCCCATTGTTTGAACAACGCCCGTTCTTTATCTGTGAGGTCTAGGGTCATTTGCTCACTCTCCCCAATCTCTCCACCAACTGACTATACAGGGGTGCTCACGTTGATAGTCCTGGTCACTGTGGCGAATTGTATTCCTTTGACACGAAAGATGACTTGGATGCTTACGTTCAAATCCTCGTTCAAATTGTCGCCAATGGGCCAAAGTTAACCTTGTCTTGGAGAAGGTAACCTGCCCTGAGTAACAAGTCCAAAGCCGCCTCTAGCTTTTTTGCTTCGATAAGATCCGCCTGTTTCCTTGTTTTTAAATAGGTTCTCTGTGCGCCCCGCATGGCCCTGGCGAGATCGCGGATATGCTTCAATTTGAGGATATAGATTTCCTCGTTCATCCTTCTTGTCCCGGCTCCCTCTCCATTCGGTCACCTATCTTTAATTGATTAACACTGTGCAAATTGGCTTGTGGTACAAACCACGCCGGGGGCATACCGTTGTACCCAGGTTCTACGTGCTGCTCTTGCTTGGCCTCGTAACCGTAACACCACCCAGCGACCCAATACACTGGGCTAGTACCGACTACCAACACATAGGCTTCGTCATCGCTATCTCGTGGTCGAACAATCAAGCAACCATCCTGTTTCTGAGTATGGCGCACCTGGAAGCCACCTACATCTGGCAGTTTGAAGGTGTTCACCGATCCATCCCAGTAGAGGTTAAAATATTTAGCTACTGCCATCTCGCCGCAAGCTGCCTCTATGTCTATGTGCCAACCGAAATCCTTGTTCTTGACCTTGTTGGTGCTTTCAACCTGGAAGCTGGCAATGTTACGGCGCACTCCCACCAGGGCCGCATAGTACATCTCCGATTTCGTTAATTGCACTTGCTCCATTCTTGTAACTCGGCATCAAGTCTGTAATCCGTACTCCCGTTCAAGAGCCTCTGCATTCTCCCTCCATCCTCTGCGGACCTTCTATCGCACTGCCATTCGCTACGGAGCATTTCTGGAGCTGCCTGAAGGACGAGACTTCGACCGTGTGCCCCACTGCCCGTGGATTGTACGGCGGTGCAATGCTGTAAGGCGGAAACATCCTGGTCACCAGCTCATGGATGGATGGAAAGAACTTGCACTCCACCATGCACTCTTTGACCGCCAGGAGAAACTTCTCTGCCGGTGCATCTTGCAACACAACCCAGTACGCCTCCTCAGTTGCCGGGTTTACCTTCTCCTGGCTGTAGATGTAAGCCGCCACCAGGATCGCCATCCCCTTGTTGAATTCTATTCTTTCCATCACAAACCCCTTTTCAGTATATCGTTAATCTTATTCATCGACCCTTGCCCCTTCGACTGCTTCCTGTTGCCGTTGATCCGCTTCCCGTTCCGCAACCATGTCCTGAACGCCGCCTCCCAATCCAGAAACGTCGAACCCCTCGAACTGTGGTAATCGCGGAAGGCATCCAGCTCCACTACTGGGTCAGGCCATTCGTTGTGTTGGGAGAGTTGTAAGATCCGACCTGAAACAACAAAGTCATCGGGGAAGCTGGTTCGTTGTTTTTTTGTACGACTTAATCCCCTCTTCTCTTTATCTTCTTCTGACTTCTGACTTCTGACCTCTGACTTCTGACCTCTCCCAAGGAATTCCTCGTGACGGTTTCGCTCTTTACGGTCTCGATCCGATTTTCGCTTGCGTTCATCCCTATTTATCCTGCGTGACATAACTGTGACAGAGTCGTGACTGCGGTCGAAAAAAATCTCTGCCGCGCCACTAAATTGAAGCTCATTTAGAATGCCTTCCGCTACTTCTGGTTGATTTGTGAACCCTATGAACCGCTCGAATCCGGTTAGGGTCCAGGTAAGTTTGCCTCGTTTTGGTGAGGTCCACATAGCACAGATTAGATCAATCCAAACGCCTCGCGCTTCCAAGCTGAGAGTCCTGGTGTCTTGCAGCCAATCGCTCGGGAAAAACTTCATCCAGGGGAGCTTCGTCTTTGCCATCGCCATTCAGACTCCTTTCCCAGGACAAACAACGGGAACGAGTCGAGGGAGTGCAGCCCTCCGCACGAAGCGACACCGTCCGGTGGGAGCCTAACGGCGGACCCGCCCCTGTTCTTTGTCCTGAATAATTGGAGTTTTGGATGCTGCACTCATCCGCTTGCATGGTGACCGTAGATTACGCCTGAATACAGCACTGGTCAACATTTTTTTGCTTTGTAACTATCCGATATTACAGGCGACTCAAATTATTTTCATCTATCCTTGTTTTAGGTGTTGACTTACTAGCACAAAATGCTAGATTGAAAGCTCAATCAGGTATCACGACATGACAAACACAGAGATCAGAAAATCCCGCGCCGCACTAAGGCTCACACAACCCGAATTCGCAAAGCGTCTTCGCGTGAGTCTTCGCATCGTCACCAAGTGGGAGAGCGATGGATGCCCGTTGCGCTGGGATGAGTTGATCGAGAACATTGTTAGGGACGAGGGAGTTAAGGCAACTTCCTGAGTCCCTTTTTTTTGCCCTATGGCTAGCACAATTTACGAGGGAAAAATGCGATGTAGCCCCCCCTGGGGTGAATAACGAGAAGGGAGCAACAATGGAAATCAAGATCAGCTGCACGAACGGCAACGCAACGAATCATATTACTGGCAGTCGGGTCCGGTGGACCTGCCTGGACTGCAAGGCCATCCTGGCGGAACACCATAGTCCATGTCGGGGGCCCGCCGGATACTACGAGCGGAAGCATCCCGCAGGGGAATATGCCGAACATTTCAACGGCCAGCAGGCCGCCGCCTTCGCGCACGCCTGCATTAACTAAAATATCCGACTGTTGAAATCTCGTTGAATCGAATCGAGACCTACGCCGACTTAGCCCGGTGAAGGAAGGGAAAGACTAATGAAAAAAATAATTCGCATAGGCGATGAGATCGAATACGAGAGAGGAAATGATACCATCACCCGCACTGCCAGGGTAATCGAGATCAGCCGGGTGGCCCACAGTGCCAACCACTATAAAATGGTCCTGACCGAAGAGAAGGATATCTACGAGTTCACGCTCGACGATCACCACTGGTGCTTTGGTTTCCAGATCCTCTCGGTCAGCGAGTGGTTCTGCCCCTACTGCGAGGAAATATTCGAGGACGAGGATGCCAGGGATGGGTGCGACTGCCCTGGCGCTTCTGAGGCCAGGTCAATCGATGCGGCCATCGAGGCAGCTGATGCCAGGAGAAAGGGGGAAGGGTGAGGGCCGAGGTAACCCCGGGAGGGGTTGCAGAATCCATTACAGAAGGGAGGAGAGTAGTATGAAACTTAACATTTGCCACCGCCATGCGTGCAGCTGCCCGTGTCAGTGTTCCCTCGTTGTAGAGTGCTCGTGCCCGCATCCAGAGTATTTCAACGGATGGTGCCTCGAATGCCTCGCAGGGCACCATGGTGGACGGGATCGAGCTGCGGTGGGGTGGTTTTGGAAGAGGATACCCCCCTCGTGAGGAGTGGGTTAGAGGGGGGCTCCTCGAAGGTCAACGAGGATACCCCCCTCGTGGGAGGAAGGGACAGCATCTTTACAGTACTCCTCCCGTTAACAATGGCAAGAAAAATATTAGGAGGACGAATGATAATTGAATACCTAGAAAACTCATACCGTGCTGAAGCGGAACTTCGCAACCATGCAACCCACAATGTGTTCAGGGCCTCGTCCGCCGGTTACTGCGAGAGGCGGTTGGGGTACGACAAGATGGGAGTCCGTGGTGACCCCCTCACTCCACGCCGGGTGAGCGTGTTCCGCCACGGGTCGATCCTCGATGGTGGACTGAAGAGCGATCTTCAGGAGGCGCTCGGGGACAAGTTCCTGAACCTCGACAACCTGGGGGTGAATCGGTGTCAGATCGGAAACGTGGAAGTAACATTCACCCCTGACGGTGCGTTCCAGACCGAGACCGGCGAGATCGGGATCGTGGAGATCAAGACCATGTCGGACTATGCGTTTGACCGGGCCCTCAAGGGTGAGATCGATCACGCCTACCTCTGCCAGGCCTGGGTATACGCGGAGAGCACCTCCTTCAATCCCGTAGTATTCATTTGCTACAGGAAGGAGACCTCCCACATGGTCGAGGTCATCTTTGACCGGAACGCCTCTGAGACCGTCGTTGTGCAGCGATACGGGGGGGATCCAATGGAGCTCGCCACCAATGACCCGCTCCTGATCGCTGAGATAAAGACCCCATTCGATGGGTCGGTGCAAGAGGAGGTCCGGGCGAAGTTTG